GGCCACCGGGCCGGGGGCCAAGTTTTTTCAACCTATAGTCCAACATTAAAAAACTTTAATGAGAATTAAGCGAAAAACCACGGGCCTTGCGCCGGGAGCCGCGACAAATGTGTTACCAGCGCGATGGACGCCACTCCGTCCCCATCCGGAGCAAGCGCGGTACATCCAAAGCCGCGCGCGCTTCAACGTCAACAGCTCCGGCCGCCGCTCCGGCAAAACGGAGCTCGCGAAGCGGAAGATTGTTTGGCGCGCTCTCAACGCACATCGTCGCGATCTTCCTGGTCTTTACATTCCGCACCAAACGTCTTCGTTCTTTATCGCCGCGCCGACTTTTCATCAGGTTCGTCGAATCTATTGGGAAGATATCAAATCCATGATCCCGACATGGGCATTCTACGGCGCGCCGAATGCCACGACGCTAACGATTCGCCTTGTCAACGGCGCAATGATCCAGATGCTCGGCATGGACGAGCCGGCGCGCATCGAAGGCTCGCCATGGGACGGCGGCGTTCTCGACGAATACGGCAACATGAAGCCCGTCGTTTGGCCGCAGCATATCCGGCCGGCCCTGTCGGACCGGCGCGGTTGGTGCGATTTTATCGGCGTCCCCGAGGGGCGCAACCATTATTACGATCTTTGGAAGTCGGCGAAAGCAACCGAAGCCGAAGCGGCCGCCGCCGGCAAGCCGTCGCAATGGGCCACGTTCCATTGGAACAGCGAAGACATTCTTGATCCGGAAGAAATCGAAGCCGCGAAAAAAGATCTTGACGAAGCGACATACTTGCAAGAATACTGCGGGTCGTTTGTAAATTTCTCGGGCCGCGCTTACTATTCCTTCGACGAGAATATCCATTGCGCGCCGCTATCGTACAATCCGAAAGCGCCGCTCATTATTTGCTTCGACTTCAACGTCGATCCTGGAGTCGCGGCTATTTGCCAAGAGCAGCGCCTACCAAACGGCCTTGAAGGTACAGGGGTTATTGGCGAAGTATACATTCCCCGCAACTCTAACACGCTGCTAGTCCTCAACAAAATCGTTAACGACTGGCACAAGCACGAAGGCTTCTTTGTGCTGTACGGCGATTCAACCGGGGGTTCGCGCGGATCGGCTAAGGTGCAGGGATCCGATTGGATTTTGATCTTGCAGCGGATGCGGCAAGAGTTCGGCGGAGACCGCGTTATGCTCCGCGTTCCGTCGTTCAATCCCCGTGAGCGGGATCGCGTAAACGCCGTCAATTCTCGCCTCAAGTCAATGACGGGCGAGGTACGAATGATGGTCGATCCACACAAGGCGCCGAATGTCGTCAAAGACTTCGAAGGCGTTACGGTGCTTGAGGGCGGCTGCGGAGAGATTGACAAGCGCGCCGACGCGCGGCTAACACACATCAGCGACGCTATCGGCTACTACATCGTTCATGAGTTCCCGATCAAACGGCGTTACGGGCCGTCGGGGCAAAAATACTGGAAGTAACGGAGCACGAAATGGCAAAGATCAAGACCGCTACCGGAAAAATGCAGCTCAAGGATCTGCGGAAGACGCATCCAAACTATGCTGATATGATCGCTGAATGGAACTTGTGCATATCGAGCTACGACGGCATTCGTTCGTTGATTGAAATCGGCGCGATCAACCGGCATGAGCGCGAGTCGCTCGACAACTACACGCGTCGTCTGTCGGAGCTTTTCTCTTTCGGCTACTCGCGCTCCGTTGTCGATCTGTTCAACTTTTACTTGTTTAAGAAGCCGTTCACTGTTACGGTTCCCGAGAAGCTCGCGTCGAACATATCGTGGTACCGGTTCATTGACGACTGCAACCTATTCGGCGATTCGCTCGACTCGTATCTTGCAGACCAAGGGCGGTATGCTTCGATTTACGGACACGTCGGTTTCCTTGTGGACAAGCCGACGGTGACGGTCGAGAACATCGAGCAAGAGATTGCGCGCGGGATTTACCCTTACATTTCAGCGTACCATCCCCCCGCGATCCTAGACTGGCAATACGCCGCCGACGATACCGGCCGGCCGCAACTTGTTTACTTGAAGCTTCGCGACGACGATGGCAACTACCGGCTTTGGTGGCGCGATCTGTTTCAGGTATGGGCCGAGAAAGAAGACGACGATGGCGGGGGCAAGCGGACGTCCGATTCGAAGGATGACGCCGTGCTCCTTGCGGAGGGGCCGAATCCGCTCGGAGTGATCCCGTTCGTTTTCCTTATCAACACTAAATCGCGAGCCTATCCTATCGGTATCAGCGATATCAGCGAGATCGCGCGCATTGACTTATCGATCGTGCGCGATTTCTCGCAGATCGGCGAGATCACAAACTATGCGGCGTTCCCCATGATGCGGAAGCCGTTTGTTGAAGTCTCCGTCGGAAGCCAAGGGACGGTAAACACGGATCAGCAAGACGACGCGGGGCCGGGAGCGATCCTTGAATTCGATCCGCAGCATCCGGAATCGAAGCCGGACTGGCTGGCGGCCGAGGTCGCCGAGCCGGTCAATGCGATCCTCGCCACTGTCACGCGCAAGGTCGCGGAGATTTACCGAGCGGCCAACTCCGGCGGCTTGACGGCCACCGAGGGATCGACAGACGCGAAGTCAGGCGTCGCGTTGACGGCCGAGTTCCAATTGCTGAACGCGAAGCTTGTCCGCAAGGCGGCCGAGATCGAACGCTGTATGCGCGAGATTGTCCGGCATTGGTTGCGGTGGATCGGTATGGCCGAGCTCTTTGACGAGGTTGTTGTTGAGGCGCCGCGCTCTTACGACGTTCCCAACTTGGCGCAAGATCTCGCGAATGCGTTGACGGCGAAGACCGTTGTGCGCTCGCAGATTTTCCGGCAGGAGGTCGAGAAGGGCGTTGCGCGGCAGGTACTGCCGAATGCTGACGATGAGACGATGGCCGAGATCGACGCCGAGATTGAGGCCGAGCCGAAGCCGACGGGGGCCGAGCTATTCTTGGGCAAGGCCGCGCGGCCCATCGGGGCCGTCAAGGAAGAGGAAAAGGAAAATGAAGAAGAACAGTAAGCCGCGAGCCGCGCGCCGGCCGCGAGCCGCGCGCCGGCCGCGCGACTATTACGACGATGATCTTGGGCCGGCCTATTTTTTCGACGATCACTTTTTTACGATGCCGCATAAGCACTGTACCGATCCAGACTGTCAATGCTGCCGCGCGATTAGGATTATCGGCAAGGTATAAAACCGTTGGCTAAGAAGAGACAGAAAGTCACAACGGCCGATGTCGTTAGCACGGCCGCCGCGAGCAATGAATATCTTGTCGCGTTAACGGAGCGCGCGAAGCGGCTATTGTCGCAAGCGATCGCGCGTCTTGAGCGCGAGATCTTGCGGCTGGTGGATACACTGATCAGCGAAGAGGGCCGGCTTGTCTCGACGCGAACGGCGCTCAAGCAGGCGCAGAAAGTCCACGCGCGGCTAACGACGCTCTTCGAGCAAGAGTACGGCGAAGCGTATAAGTCCGTCGTCGCGGAGATGGCCGGCGGCGTCAAAGATCTTGTGGCCGAGTCGTATCGATCGCTGGGGGCCGCCGCGAAGTTTACCGATGTTGATCGGGAAATGATCAAGGCACTGCAACGCTCCGCTTGGGCACAGTTCGAGATGTACGGGAACCAAGCGCAAGAGCGGATCGCGAAGGCGATGTACGAGCAAATGTTTTCGAGGGCCTCTTATACCGAGCTCGAAAACATTGTGCGCGGGATCGTTCGCGGCCACGAGGACGCGCGCGGGGTTCCCATGGAAGCGCACGCGCGGCAGATCTCAACCGACGCCATTATGAATTTTCACTCAGAATTGACAATCACAAAGGGAGAGGACGCCGGCCTAAGCACTTTCTTGTATTACGGCGATATTATTCTCACGTCGCGCGAGTTCTGCATCGAGCGCGCCGGCTATACCTTCGATCGCGAAACAATCGAGTCGTGGAACGATCTCGACTGGAAAGGCAAAGCGGGGCCGCCGCTCATATATCGCGGCGGCTACAATTGCCGGCATAGCTGGATTCTTATTGAGGACGAATGGATGGCCGGCGAGTCGCGGGCCGAGATCCAAGACGCCTTCGCCGAGCGCGGCCTTGCCTATCCACACGAGCGCGAAAAATAATCATTTTTAGACTTGAAAAATATAGAATTTTGTGGTATAATTCAACTTTATGTTAGAAGTTGTTGTAAAGAGAAACGCTACGGAGGACGCGTATGATCTGATTCTGTCGGTAAGCTCGGCCGGACGGCCACAAGTTTTGTCTCGGATGGGACGGTTGGTTTTTTGTTTGACGGAGGCGGACGCCTAAAATGGCATACAAGCTCAAGCTATCGGACGATGGCAAACCCGTCGTTGCGGACGGTCTCCCTGTTTTTGTTGATGACAACGGCGCCGATGTGGCGTTCAATCCCAACACGTTGCACGCAAAGATTCTCTCGCTCAACAGCGAAAGCAAAGCGCGACGTGAAAAGATCGAATCGCTACAAGAGCGCGTCGCGGCGCTCGACGGGATCGAAGACGTCGCGGCTTTTCGCGCGGAGGCGGAAAAAGCGATCGATATGGTCAAGACACTCGGGGCTAAGGACAAGGAAGCCGCCGAGAAGCTCAAGGCCGAGATCGCGGCCGCCTATGAAGCAAAAGAGAAGTCGATTCGTGCCGATTTTTCGCAGCGCGAGAAGGACATCACGGGAAAGTACGAGCGCGAAAGAAACAAGGTCCGCAAGCTTGCGTTGACGGCGCATTTTGCGTCGCATCCGCTGTTTGCGGGGCCGGAGCCGAAGACGATTCTGCCGCCGGACATTGCCGAAACATACTTCGGCAAGCACTTCGAGGTAACGGAATCGGCCACCGGCGATCCGGTCGTCCTCGCGAAAAATGCGAGCGGCGATTTGATTTACTCGCGTGTTCGTCCGGGAGAGCCGGCCGACTTTCGAGAAGCGATGGATATCCTTTTCGAAACTTATCCAGGGCGCGATAAACTGATCCGGCCGGTTGGTGGCGGATCGGGAAGCGGCGGCGGAAGCGGAGCCGCCGGCGTCGTGAAGACGCCGATCGATCGTCTTGAGAAGGAACTGGCCGAATGCAAGGATCCAGCGCGGCGGGTTTTGCTCAAGTTCCGAATAAATGAGCTTCGGAAACAACGAAAATAATCAGAGGAAAAAATGACAACCGCGACTACTTGGAATTTGCCGAATTTTACGGGCGAGCTTTACTTGATCGGCGCTAACCAGACGCCGTTTCTCAACATCATCGGCGGCCTTGAGGGCGGCAACGTCCGCACTGTCGGCGCGTTCGATTTCCCGACGGCGCAGCCTTGGGCCTTGAACGTCGCGTCGCAGCCTAACATCTCCGAAAGCGCTTCGGCTACGGCGCCCGCCGCTGATGTTTATGTGCGTCAGCAGAAAATGAATTGCGTGCAGATTTTCCAGAAATCTGTTGACGTGACGTATGCAAAGCAGTCGGCCACGGGAGCAGTTCTTGTGAACGCCGCGTTGCAGGCTGGATACGGAAACGTAGACGTCACCGAAAAGCAGCCCGTGCAAGACGAGAAGTCGTTTCAGATCGCGGCCGTCCTTCGGCAGATCGCCGTTGACGTTGAGCACACGTTTTTGAACGGAGTCTATCAGACTCCGGGCAACGTAAATACCGCGCATCGTAGTCGTGGTATTCTTACGTTGCTTGATGGCACGTCAAGCGAGGTCAAGGCCGGAAGCGCCTATTTGGATCGTCAGCTGCTGAACAAGCTTC